CTCGCTTTTAAGATCCAGGTAATTCAGGTCTTCTTTCGAGGATCGTGTGCACTTCTTAGAAGTAGACAGACTGCGTAGCCGGTGTGAAGGCTGTGCTGAGACCCTGGAGAACGATAACGTGATAATAGAGGTTTGCACCAAAGATATTATCAACGACACCGTAACGGGTGAGCAAGCCAACACGGGGACTGAAGTCGTTAGGACCGATAGTACGCTGAACCATAACAGGGATGTAAGGACAGTAGATGATACCGGTGTCGTAGAATTCAGGTCCCTTGTAACCGAGAAGTGCGTAGTCAAGGCGAGTTGTGCGTGTCTGTGTTGTGTAATTGGGGTTGGATGGGAAACCACCCTTACCGCCGAAATTACCACCATAGTTCGCTTCGAACTGAGCCTCTGTACGTGTATCACGGTAAACATTGAAGCGACCAGCTAAGGAGCCTACCTTTGCAACACCGACGGGCTGTGTATTGACAGAACCTTGAACGGGTACCCACTGGAATTCAGGGAGCATTTCAAGGATCGCGCAAACGCGAGGTGTACCAACGATGAAGTTGGCGGAACCACGACGGTTACGGACGGCAATACGATTAGCCTCAACGATGAGTCTCTGATAGAAGTCACGATTACGCTCAACGAGCCAGCGGCCATCGGCTGAAGCAGGATTCCAGATAGAGAACCCAACGCCGTAACCGGCATTGAGGGCTGTCTGGATCATACGAATGATCATTTCACGGTCGATTTCGGCCTGAAGCTCATACGACATAGCGTTGGTGAGCTCAGTATCGATATCGATACCGTTCATGTTCTTAAGATCCTGTTCGAGTTCAACGGACCAGCGAGCAGCGAGACGGCGGGTGCCGGCTTCAACTGCTGTCTTTTCAAACGAAACGACGATCTGAGGAATATTACTGGACAACTCAAACTGGCTGAGGAGTGCAGCAACACCACGATCTTCAGGAACGATTGTGAAGACGCTGTTAGCATCACCGGAGAGTGCAGCGGAGCTGGCACCGGTGAAGCCTGTGTTGAGGTACTGATAACCTAATTCAGGGTTAGCGGAGAGCTGAGCGTTGTATGAGCTACCGAACGGTTGAGATCCGGAAGCGTCAAGTGCACCGCCTGTTGGCTGATAACCAAGGTTGGTAGGTTCGTACTTATAACGGAGAGCAAAAGCAAGACCGACTGGGCCACTCATAGGCTGAACGCCAACGATTTCGTTAGTGATCAACTCAGGGAATGTACGTCTGATCATCGGAATGAGGATCTTAGGAAGACGAGAATCACCAGCAGCATAAGCGGAGTCGTTCTGGGAAGGGAACTGGTTACCATAGGCACCAGCACCAGCAGCAGGACCACCGAATACGCCACCTGTTCCACCAGTAACGTTACTGGTTTCGAAGCACCACTTCTCTTGGTTCTCAAGGAGGATGGCGGTGTTTAAACGGGTGTGATCATCTTCAATCGCACGAACGTTGTTTGAGGTGTAATCCAATACAGGAGTCCACTTCTCAAGCAATGTCTTTGCGCTTCTCTCGTCGATGTAAGACTGTGAAGGACGGATTGATTTTGACATAGTTTTAAAAAATTTCTTTCTTTTTGTCGACCTTAATTTCTATTCAGGGGAAAATCCCTCAACAATGAATCTTCTATTCTTTAGAAGAAAATAAAACTTAGTACTTATGAAGCTCGTTCAAGTAAAGATTAAATGTACCATCTTCACTTGCAGGTGTCTCTACAGACTCCTCGATGACCGGGCGATCGACAGCTGTTGTAACTGTCTCTTCCCTAGCTTCGGTAACAAGATTGTTGAACCGCTCTTCTTCGGATTTCTCATAAAGACCAAGAGTATAATCAAAGTTTTCAGCGATAAACTTAGCGGACTTAGAACCAAGCATCTTTTTCATATACTTCTTCTTATCCTCGTCGAGTGAAGAGATCTTCTTCTCGAGTGTTAAGCTCGCATTAACAGTATTTAACTGCTCGGTTAATGTAGCAATCCGCTTATTAGCGGTTTCAAGCTGGCTAGCAGCTTCATCAATTCTTGTTTTGCCATCAACGACGGCATCACGGATGCTCTCCTGAGCAAGGGCCATATCAACAGAAAGCATGTTGCGCATTTCGTTAAGAACGGAAGCGGCACGCTTATTGTTTACGGCTTCTTGAATTTCAGCTGTTGGAAGCTTCTCTTCAAGATAAAGTTCAAGGTAATTGCTTACCTGGTCAATCATTGTATTTTTGAATTTAGCAGCTTCTGTTGTAAGAG